GACAGATAAGACATTGGCAGTAGGGTACATCCCTTTTGCAAGACTGAGAAAGGATGTGCCCAATCTACAAGAGAAATTACAATGGATCAAGTGATTAATTCCGAATGGTCAAACACTTTATTGACATGGTGTTGCATTCTAGTTATAATGATACACTCAATTAAACGGAGATAGAAGATGGGTATCAAAGAAACGCGTGATGAACTAATCGCTCTACTACAGGCTGGTGAAGTCACGATCAACTTCCAAAAAATGGATGAAACTGAGAGAGAATTTGTTGCTACATTAAAAGAAGGTGATGTTCCTGCTTTGACTGAAGCAAATGATTCTAACTCTGATAAAAAGAAGCGTGACGATCAGATTGTGGTATGGGTTCCTGCATTGCTTGGTTGGAGAACGGTCAAATTAGACCGAATCAACTCAATTACTGCTTGACATTAGACTCCTGTTACTATATAATACATAGTAACAATCAAAGGAGTCCATCATGGCACGACAAAGACAAGAACCAGAGCAGAAAAAGGTACGCAAAAAACGCAAGCCGATGACTGTTGAACAAAAGGCAGCTGCCGTTGAACGTCTAGCTAAGGCTAGAGCAGCGCGGCAAGCTGCTAATCCCCCTCAGTACAAAAACATTCACCCTAAGGTCCTTGCATTGGATGAAGACGATTCGCTCTCATTCAACAAGGTCCGTGAGTGGATCAAATTCAACAAAGATTTGCTATCATCTCTCAGGCGCGAGATACGATCAGGAATAAAAGGTGCTGAAGCTAAGGCTGCATCTGTTTCTGCCTACATCAATGCTATGAACGCATATTTGCAAGGCGGTGATTGGATTGATAACTATTACGGCAGAGACCGAGAGCATAGAATGACATGGCGATCTGTTGCTATGGCATACTACCCTGATGGCGAACCTAAACGTACTAAAGGTATCTATTATCCTGATGTAGGATATGTCTGGGGTGAGCAGCCTGAAGGTCTTGAGGAGTTAATGGCATGATAGTAGTAGATTTCAATCAAACCGCGATTTCGACCTTCATGGGCGAGATTCGCGGCAGAACTGATGTTGAGGTAAATGTACCTCTGTTACGACACATGATTCTGAATGCCATACGTGGATACAAGACTAGGTTCGGCAATGAGTTTGGTGATCTTGTCATCGCATGCGACAATCGACACTATTGGCGCAAGAAAGTGTTCCCTTACTACAAGGCCTCCCGCAGAAAAGTGCGCGACGATTCAGGCTTTGATTGGCCTAGCATCTTTGAAGCACTGAACGCGATACGCAATGAGATAGATGAGTTCCTACCTTACCCTGTGATCGATGTAGATGGTGCTGAGGCTGACGATGTTATCGGCGCACTAGCGGCGTACAGTCAAACCGCTAAAGAAGGCGTGTTGTTCGAGGAAGCTGAGCCGTTATTGATTATATCTGGTGACCATGACTTCAATCAATTGCAGAAGTGGCCAAACGTGCATCAATACTCACCTGTCAAGAAAAAGATGATAAAGATTGAAGAATCGGCACATGCTATTTTGATGGAACATATCATCCAGGGTGACAAGGGTGATGGTGTGCCTAATATCTTGAGCGACGATGATACCTTTGTCACTGATAAGAGGCAAAAGCCAATTCGCAAGGTTCTATTGGCTGAGTGGAAGAAGATGTCACCCGAGGATTTTGTGACAGGTGATATGGCTGCTGGCTATGTGCGCAACAAGCAACTTGTAGATCTAAGCATGACTCCAGCGGATATAAAGGAAGAGATTATATCGTCATATCAACGGCAACTAAATAAAGATAAGGGTCAACTCTTAAATTATTTTATTAAATACAAATTGAAAGGCATGATTGATGTCGCGGAGGACTTTTAATTATGAGTATTATTGTAGAGAAAAAAGAATATCATCAAATGACTAGCACTCTGACTTATGATATTTGTGAAGATGATATCATTGCGGCTTTTGGTAGTGTTGAGAATTTTACGGATCATGTTTGAGCATTCAGATAAGTTTCATGAATTCATGATGGATCAGGACTATGACCGAGAAGATGATTTATGGACTGACCGCAAAGGCGGCTATGATGTCGATTGGGATATAGTAGATGAGCC